TTGCCCCGTCACGTTGTGACCGAGGCCACCCAGCGTGTGGTCGCCGCGATCACCCGCACCAATGCGGTGACCGCAGGGAAGAAAATCAGCTTCCTCATCGCTTACAAACTGTAAGTCCCGACTGATTGACGCGCTGGCAGGCCGCGAATAAACGCCTGCCACTTTTTTCTAACTTTCATGGCCGACGAAACATCCATCTGCAACTTGGCTTTGGCCAAGCTGGGCATCAGCCCGATCATGGCGCTGACCGACGACAGCAAGCAGGCCCAGTTTTGCAATCGTTTCTACGCCCAGACCCGCGACGAAGTCCTGCAAGGGCATCGCTGGAACTTCGCCATGCGCCGCTCCGCGTTGAACCAACTGGCCACCGCCCCGCAGAGCGAATGGGAGAGCGCCTACCAGTTGCCGGTTGATTGCCTGCGCGTCGTCCAACTCAACGGCTACGAACCCAACGAAAGGCTGGGCGAGTTTAGCGTCGAGGGCGACCAGCTTCTGACCAACGCGGAGGAGGCCAACATCCGGTATGTCGCCCGCGTGGAGGACGGATCGTTCTACCACCCACTTTTTGTCCATGCGCTTGCCACCATGCTGGCCTCGCGTTTGGCAGGCCCACTAACCGGAAGCCGCAACATGCCGCAGGAGTTGCTGCAAGAATACGAAGCCATCACCGGCCCCAAAGCGAGAATGGCCGACGCCTTTGAAGAGCGTTTGCGCCGCAAAATGCCGTGGACGAACAGCGACCTTGTCGCCGCCCGCTACACCAAGTTTCCCAGCAGCCAATAGGTCATGGCCAATCTCCTCGTCACCGCCCTCAATGCAGGCGAGTTGAGTCCTTACATGGACGCCCGCACGGACGTCCAAAAATACCGTAGCGGATGCCGCACGCTGGAGAACATGGTCGTCCTACCCTACGGGGGCGTCTACCGCCGCGCTGGCACTGAATACTTGGGCGAGGCCAAGAACGCCAACCAGCGGTGCCGCTTGATCGGCTTCAATTTTTCCGTGACCACCCGCTTTGTCTTGGAGTTTGGCCACCAATACATCCGGTTCTGGGGTAACGACTCGCAAGTGCTATCCGGCGGTTCGCCCTTGGAAGTGGCCAGTCCCTACCAAGAAAGCGAACTGCGCGAACTGCAATACGTTCAAGTGAATGACATCATGTATCTGGCGCACGCCAACCACGCGCCGCGCAAGCTGACCCGCGTCAGCGACACAAACTGGACGCTGACCACCGTCGCGTGGAGCTATCCGCCGCTCCTCGACCAGAACCTCACGACCACCACCATCGCTTCCTCCGCGGCCTCTGGCAGCGCCACGTTGACCGCCAGCGCCTCGACCTTCGTCGCGGGCCATGTGGGTAGCCAGTGGGCTATCCAGTGGCCGCGCAACAGCGGGGCGATTTCGACAACGATCGATGCCAACAAGACAACGACCGACACCTTGGACATCCAAGGCTCTTGGACGCTGACCACGGTTGGCACATGGATCGGCACCGTGCGCCTGCTTCGCATCCCGCAAAAGGAAATGGATGAGGACGGCGGCAGCGGATTTACCGCCTACGAAGTGGTGCGGGAGTTTAACTCGCTGACCACAGCGCGGAACTTTACCGCCACCGGCACCGAGGACGAGCGCGTTGGCCTCAAGCTGCAAGTCCTTAACTACGCCAGCAACACCAGCGCCCGCGTCTTCCTTGAATCCACCGACTTCAACTCCGGCGGCACCGTCACGATCAACAGCGTGGCCAGCGGCACCAGCGCCGGAGCCACGGTCAACAAGTGGCTGGGATCAGTCATCACCGGAACCACCCAGTGGAGCGAGGCCGCGTTCTCCGCGGTGCGCGGCTACCCGCGGGCCGTCGCCATCCACGAACAGCGCCTTTGCTTTGGCGGCACCTCCCACCAGCCCAACACCGTCTGGTGCAGCAAGGTCGATGACTTTGAAAACTTCCAACTGGGGGTTGGCGCGGACGACGGGCTGCAATTCACCGTGGCCTCGTCCGAAGGCAACCGCATCGAATGGATGTTCAGCCAGAAGCGCCTCATGCTGGGAACCAGCGGCGACGAGTGGACAATCGGCGGGGCCAATAGCGGCGAAGCGTTCAGTTCGACCAACGTGCAGGCCCAGAAGCAAAGCAGCTTCGGGTCGAAGACCATGCGGGCCATCCTGCTCAACGACGTCCTGCTTTTCGTTCAGCGCCGCGGGCGGAAGGTGCGCGAACTGACCTATAACTTTGAGCGCGACGGGTGGGTTGCGCCGGATCTGACTGTGCTGTCCGAGCATGTGACCCAAGGCGAACTGGTCGAACTGGCTTTTCAACAGCAGCCCGACGCCATCCTCTGGGCAGTGCGGGGCGATGGCCAACTGGTGGGCATGTCCTATGAGCGCGACCAAGAGGTCGTCGCATGGCATAGGCACACCACCGACGGGGAATTTGAATCTGTCGCCACCGTCTACGGACTCTCCGGCGCGGACGACGAGGTCTGGCTGGTGGTCAAGCGCACGATCAACGGGCAGACCAAACGCTACATCGAACGCTTTAAGGCCGACAACCGCGCCAAGTTTGAGGCCCAGACCAAGGACGACTGGTGGTATCTCGACTGCGCCAAACGCTATTCCGGCACCGCGACGGCCACCATCACCGGACTATCCCACTTGGAAGGCAAGACGGTCAGCGTCTTGGCCAACGGGGCCGTCCAGCCCGACGAGACGGTCGCCAGCGGTCAGATCACCCTCGACAAGACCTACACCAAGGTGCTGGCCGGTCTGCCCTACACCTCGACCATCCTGCCCATGAAGTTCGACTTCGATCTGCGCGACGGCCCGACCCGCGGACGCAAGAAGCGCATCAACCGCGTGGAGGTCAGCCTGTTCAAGTCCTTGGCAGGGGAAGCAAGCACCAACGGCACCGAATGGCTCTGGATCTACCCGCGGGATTTCGACGACCCGATGGACGCCAGCCCGCCGCCCTTTTCCGGCGATGCCGAGGTCGTCGTCGCGGGCGACTACTCCGACGACAGCGACATCTACTTGCGCCAGCGCCTGCCTTACCCGTTCACCGTCCGCGCCCTTGTCGTAAAGCTCGACGCATACGGGGATTGACATTAGCTTGTTTTGACTAAACCCATGAGCCAGCCCGTTCTTCAACTTCGCATGTTCGACCGCGACAAGGATCACGCGCTGCTCGTCGATTGGTGCAACGCGCACGGCGGCGAAGTCACTCCGGCCCATTTGCTCCCGCCGCTTGGCGTGATCGTGCAGCAGGACGGCGAGGATGCCGCCATGCTCTTTTTGTATTACGCGCTGTCCGCGGGTGTCTGCTTTGTCGATTGCGCCGCCACCCGCCCGAAACTTTCCCTCAAAGAATCCATCGAGTGCTTCGATGTCGCCATTGGCTACCTCAAGAGCGAAGCGCGTCATAACGGCTACCATGTCATGCTGGCCCACGCCTCTCCGGCAGTGGCGCGTTGCCTGTCGCGGATCGGGTTCCAAAAAAACAAGGAGTCTTTGGTCAGAATGTTTTGTCTGACCGACGAAAACTAAATGCCACAAATCGCCGTCCCTCTTGCTATTACCGCCGCGGTGTCCAGCTTGGCCTCCGCGGGTATTTCTTACTACGGCCAGCAGCAGCAAGCCGCCTCTGCCGAGCGCCTCGCCAACTACAATTACCAAGTGCAACTGCAACAAATGCAGATGCAGGCGCAGATGCAAAAGGTCGCCGCCGACCAGCAATACCAAGCGGGCATGCAGAACGCCACCGCGATGCAGAACGAGGGACTGCGCGTGGAACAGGAGGCCCGCGAACGCGCCAAGCGTATGCGTTCCGAAAACGAGCGCCTCTTGGGCCAGCAGCGGGCGCAGTTTGGCAAGGCAGGCGTGACCAGCGCCGGTTCGCCCTTGGCTGTCATGGCTGAATCGGCTGGCCTCATGGAACTCGCCGTTGGCGACGAACTCTACAAGGCTGACATGGAGCGCAGCGCCTACTTCCGCAAGGCCGAGGTCGAGAAGTGGCAGGCCGGATACTCTTTGGTGGACAAAGCCGCCGCGGACTACAACGCGGCCAGCGCGTCCTTCCGCGCCCAGCCGATCCTCTTGGAGGGCCAGAACACCGCCAACGCCCTGCGCGTCAATAGCTACGGGTCGCTTATCTCCGGCGTCGGTGACGCGGCCAGTATGGCGGGACGGTTTAACTTCGGAGGCGGCGATGGCAACAAGGGCAAGGCAACAGCAAAAGCAAACTGATCATGGCCAACATTCCACTTGTCCAAATCCCCAACGCCCCGCAGACCGGATCGACCGCCGTGCCTCTGCCGGTAGGTGCCATCCGCACGCCCGACGTCGAACTGATGGGCATGATCGACGACGCCAGCTACATGGCGGTGGGCCGCGCCTACGAGAATCTGGGCAACGCCGGTCAGCAAGCGGCCAATGTGCTGGGCGACTTTTCGCTGTCAATGGCCCGCGCCAGCGACGAGGCCAACCTTGCCGCCGCCGACCGAATCAAGACGGACATGGTTTCCAAGTTCGACGCCGAGGTTGCCACCAAGCCGGAGAGCGAATGGAACAGCATCTGGGAAAACAACTACGCGCCCAAGCTGCGCGACCAAGTGTCGTCCCTCAAGATGACCACCCGCGACGGACTCAACCGGCGCGACACATGGCTGGCCAACACCGAGAACGGGATCAAGGCGCAAGTGTTTACCAGCGCCAACAAGGCCATGATTGGACGCGCTACGCAGGAGCAGACCAACCTTGTCGAGCGGGCCAAGGCCGAAGGGCGCTACGAAGACGCGATGGCCGCTCTGCGCCGCGGGGCCGAGGTGGGCCTGTGGACACCGGAAGCTGCCGACGCGGGCATGATCAAAATCGAACAAGAGCAAAAGGCCGAAACCAAGCGCCAACTGTGGGAAACCGTTGACACCCAAATGATCCAGCGTCTGGCCGACGGAACGACCGCGGAAGCTGAAGAAGTAACCGCCGATCTTCGCCAAGCGGTCGAAAGCGGATCGTTTCAAAGCAAGTTTTTCCCATCGCTTAACGGAGAGCCAGCCGACATCAAAAAGGCGCTGAAAATGTGGGAGGGCCACAGCCAAAACGCCACCATCGACAACTACAACGAGGCCGTCACCGGCATTGCCGAGGGACAATACGGAACCGTCGAACAACTGCGCGAGCAATGGAGCGACAAGATCGACACCATCAATATGCAAAAGTTGGAGGCGGCGTTTAGCCAGTCGCCCGAAGAACAGGCCAAGCGCCTCGCCCAGCGCCCGCAACTGGTCACCGCCATTGACCTCTACGATCCTTCCGTTGACCAAGAGTCCAAAGAATTTGACCGCCTGCTGTCATGGGTTCACACCATGCCTGCTGGTTTCCAAGCCGACTTGAGCCAAATGCTGCGCGACAAAAAGAAAGACGCGCAACCCAAGCCCAGCACCGCCATCGAAGCCATCAAGCAGCGCAGCCGCGAGATGTTTACGTTGGGCAAATACGGTTCCATCAAAAGCGAAGAAGCGTGGCAAGCAGCCAAGACGCGCCAGTCCCGCGAGATCGACATGCTCAATAGCTGGGCATCAGCCAACCCGAAGGAAGCCGCCGACGCGACCAAGGTCACCACGCAATACAACGAAATCCGCACCAAGATTTACCAAGAGGACATGGCCGACGGAGTGGCCGACACGCCCAAGCCGGAAGTGCTTCAAGCGCCGACCATCAACCCGCGGCGCGTGTTGCAAGACCCGCGCTTTGGCCCACAAACCAACTCCGGAACACGCCGCGCTCCAGCCTCCATCCGCAACAACAACGCCGGAGCCATGTGGTATGTCGGAGGATGGCAAAAGAAATTTGGTGCCGAGTATGGCCAAAAGCTCAACGACGGCTTGGGCCAAGGCAACCAGATTGCCAAGTTCCCCACGCCGGTTCATGGAGCCGCCGCGCTGCTTTACCAACTTGACCGGCCCAGCTACCGCAACAGCAGCGTGCGCCAAGCCATTTCCAAGTGGAGCGGGGGCAATAATGTGTCCAGCTACCTCTCCATCCTGCAAAGCGCCGGATTCACCGCCGACCAAAGCGTGGCCGAAATCATGGCGTCACCCGAAGACGCGATTGCCTTTGCCCAAGCGATGGCCCGCCACGAAGCCGGACAAGACTTCCCGCTCGACAACAGCGGATGGCAGCAAGCCTACGAGATGTATCGCAGCGCATGACCCCGACCATGCTCAACGAGGGACGCGCCGTTTCCCGCGGCGCGGCAGGCAGGCAAACCGCAGACTTCACGCTGGCCATCGATGACCAGCGGGCCAGCGAACTCTACGACTCCTTTGATGCGGCCAGTCCGCTGGAGCAGGAACAATACCGCAGCGCCCTCCGCAACTGGGCTGAAACCAAGCTGGCCGAGGAGCAGTCGCGCAACTACGACGATCTGACTGGCATCTACGCCGACGTCAACAGTTGGTGGTCTGACTCCGGCGGCGGGAAGGCCGACGACGAAGTCAAATATGGTGCGGCCAACCGCAAGTTCATCGCCGCCCAGACCGGCCAGACCGCCCGCGAGATGGGCGACCTATATCCGAGCGAACGCGACCGCTGGTTTTTACAAACCTTCGGCCAAGCCCCGAAAACGGAATCTGAAGCCTATCAGACGATTGGAAAACTGCTCCAAACACGCCAACAGACCAAACAGGCTTTGCGCGAACTGCCCTCGACGCTGGCCCTTAACTTGATGCGCCCCGCCGCCACCGGCACCGACGCGCCGGAACTGGCCAGCCTCGATCTTTTTAACGCATGGAAGGAGCGCCACGCCGACATCCTGCAAGACCTTCCCGAAGACTGGGAAAGCAGGGCAATGGAGCAGGCTGAAGAGATCCGCCAAAGCACGACCGACCTCATGCGCGAGATCGGCCCCGACGCCAAGAAAGCGTGGGACATCCTGCAAAAGTGGAGCCGTCCCGAAGCAAACGATGCCGGAGTGACGGATCAATCTTCAGTCATCCGCCAAGACGTCGAAGACCTTGCCAAAAATCTCACCAACATGCCCAAAGACCGCCAAGACCGGCTTTTTGAGGCGCTTTACCGCGCCGCCGAAGCCACGGGCGCGGGCATGGGCAAGGGATTCTTTGAAAAGGTGGGCGAGGGGTTGGTGCGCGGCGGCGTTAAACTCTACGATGACAACGTCATGGGGGCCGAGGATCGCGCCCTGCGCCTCAACGTCACCCGCCTCCAACGCGGCGGCACGCTTTACGAGATGGCCGACGGCACAGTTGGCACCCAAGAAGAAATCGCCCGCTGGGCCTCCACTGGTAACTACAACGCCACCAAACTGCTGGCCGACCCCAGCTTCCAAGCCGGAACCGGCAACGTCAGCGACGAGCGCCGCCGCGAACTGCTGGACTCCAACGAACAGCGACTGCGCGAAATGCAAACTCTTCGCAAGGTTCGCCAGTTAGCCGAGGGGGCTATAGACCCACTAAAGACCGAACTCGACGGCTTGGCCGGTTCACTTGTTCAAGGCGCTTACACTTTCAGCCAAAGCGCCGCCTACACCGCAATGGCGGCTATTCCCTATGTCGGCCTTCCCGCCGTGGTCTACTCGCTGGGCAACAGCAACTACTTCCGCATGCTCGATGAGTATCCCGACATGGACACCGACTTTGCTTGGACTTTAAGCATGGCCATCGGTGCGCCGCAGGCCGTTGTCGAACGATTTAAAGCCAACGCCCTCTTGGGCAAATCTCCGGCCCTCAACGCGTTGATGAAGAAGATGACCGACGCCCGCGTCCCTTTGGCCGCACGCATCGGCGTGGCTTACGGGGCGAATGTCGCCTACCAAACCGGACAAGAATTTATTCAAGAGGCCATGCCGGTGTTGGGCGACCAGATGGCCGCGGCTATCCGCGAGGACATGCCGCAGTTTGACGCTGCCGAGGCGTGGGGCGCTTATATCGACCAAACGCCGGAAATATTCTTTTCGATGCTTTGGGCGGGTCTAATCGGCGGCGGCGTTGTCACTCTGCGCGAGTTCAAGCGCGACGGCATTTTCCTCACCAACGTGGGCGAACTGGAAATGGTGGGCGTGGTAGGCGAAACCGCCCGCGACATCGCCGCGGAGCAAGACCTCGACGTCCAAAACGAGAAGCTCAAGACCGCGCTCAACAACCGCAGGCCCGAAGACATTCAAGCCGGTATTGCCAAGCGTGCCGCCGCTCTGGAAGCCGCTGGAAAGCAGCAAGGCCGCGAACTTCCGACCCGCCACACTGCAACGGATGCTGACGGGAACCTTACCCACATCATCTACGACCAGCAGGGCAAAGAACTCCTCCGCACCGCCGACACCCTTGCCGCTGATGTCGCTTATGTCGGCATGGTGCGCCAAATTATCGGCGCGGAATTCAGCCAAGATGCTTACAACGTCCAGCAATTTGCAAACTGGTGGGCGACTCAAGATCCCAAGCAAGCCAGCAACGATCTGCGCGATGCACGCCTGCCCAACCAAGGCATCACCGCCGAGCGGAAAGTGCAAATACTGGAACAGGTGGGCAACAAACAGGGCATCGAAGAACTTCATCGCCGCATCGCCCAATCGCCCTACGCCGGAACTCCCTACGACCAAATCGTCATTCTTGGCGAAGCCAGTGTGGAGCAAGTGGGCGACATGGTTTTCCGTTCTGTAATGACGGTGTATCCCAAGGGCGACCTCCGCGCCGCCCGCGAGGAAATGCACCATACAGCCGTCCGCTTTGCCGCAGCCAATGGACGCGCCGACGAGAACACCCTGCGCGGATGGCTGGAAGCGTCCGAGCGAGTTTTTGCCGAGAGTGGCTTGGACATCGCGCTACCTCGCGCCGACATGACCGACATCGTCGAGTCAATGGCCGTAGTGCAGGAAGCCTTTGAAAACGAGCGCATCAGCGCGGACGTCGAGATGAGTCTGCCGCAAGAGTTTGTCGCCTACATCAAGCGCATGATCCAAGTCTTTGTCGAAGTGCTGAAGCGCGGCAAAGCACTGCGCGAAGCCTTCGATGCCGGTGCGCTACCCTCCGACTTTGAGGCGTTCCTTGCCGAGACAACCGGCGTGGCCGACCAGACCGTCGTAGACCGCTCCCGCGAAAAGACCGCGCAGGAGGTTGCGCCAGAGATGGCAAATTATTCGATTGGCGTCACTTCACAACAAGACGCCGACTACCTTGCAGCGGTCGAGCGCGGCGACATGGAGATGGCGCAGCGGATGGTGGATGAGGCGGCGAGGGCGGCGGGATATGGCATTGGCCCAGTGTGGCACGGAACACAGTCCGGCGAGTTCGAAATGTTCTTGGACGAAAAATCCGGCGGGCGTGGATTCTATTTTGCAAAAAAGAAAGAATACGCGGGCATGTATGCAAAGGGCGATTCCTCCAGAATTATTACGGCATACCTAAATCTTCAAAACCCAATTTCTTCAAAGCAATTTTTAGATTACGGAAAGCAGGGCGGGCTATCGAAAGCAGAAGCTGTAGAACAGGCGAAGAAAGACGGATTTGATGGCATCGATTCGGAAGGTGCGTTTGTTGCTTTCTATGCCAACCAAATCAAATCTGCCGACCCCGTAACCCGCGACTCCCAAGGCAACGTCATCCCGCTCTCGCAGCGTTTCGATGCGACGACGGGGAATATCAATTACTCCATCGGTTCTGCCGCGCAGCTTGCGGCGCAAAACGCCGAGATGGCCAAAGAAATTCAGCGTAAGGCCGACGCTGTCGTCGCCGCCGACCAAGAAGCTGAAGACGTCTTCTTCACGCAGTTTTGGCCCAAGATGCTTAAAAAGGCCGGACTCAATCTCAAGCCGACCAAGGCCAACCTCACCAAAGCCGCAGAGTATACCATGCCGGAGCTATTGGAGTGGCTCAAAGACAACCCGCAATATTTGGATTACTACCACAAGGACTGGGACTTGACCAAGACGCTGCTCCAAGCGGTCTACCCAAACATGACCGACGACCAGTTTATTGCGTTCCGACTGTTTACCGGAATTACCTCTCCGAATACCAAACTCCGCAGCAACATGGCCGACGCGGTGCAGTTGTTCGACTTGTGGATGCGCGAAGGAAGCATCAAGTCGATGGAGTGGGAGTGGTCGGCCAAAGGCAACCGCAAGGTCAAGACGGGGCCGTTTATGTTCTCCGGCACGACGGGTGCTGGCAAAACCTATGCCGCCCACGTTTTGGAGGACATTTTCCAAGAATTGGGATCGTGGCAGGCTGTGCTGGATCACCTTTACGAGGCGGTCACCGTCAAGGAAATCAACGCCTACCGTAACCAGCGTGGGTGGGCTACGGGCATCGAAGTCGGTAAAGTCAAAGAAGTGGTCAAGGCCGCGACAGGTCAATCCAACTTGATCCCGAGGATGTTTATTTTTGGCCCAAAGGTCGGAGCCTACACACTCAACACCAGCGGAGACGACCGCTTTACCACTACCGATATTTGGGAGGGGCGCTTCATCCGTTCGCATTTCCCGTCGATGTTTGAAACCGCCGACGGACTTCCAGTTTCGGTCGAGGAAAACCGCATTTTCCAAGAGTTCTCCCAAGCCTTCAACGAGGTCTTCCAAAAAATGACCGGATTGAATTTGCCGCCTTCTGCCTTGCAAGCAGTGCGTTGGTTCTTTATGTTGAATCATGCCAAAAAGGCAGGATACCGATATGCAAGCACCGACGACACCATCAGCGGCTACGCAGCCCAAGCCATCCGAGGAAAACTTGGATTCGATCTTGGCGTTGCTGGACAAGGTGGGCGAGGAAGCGGTCAAGCTGGCGACGGAGCGGGTTCGCAAGCTGGCGCAGTAAGCAACTACTCCATCGCATCCGGCGACAATCCACTTGTCCAGCAGGCCGAAGCGGAAGCAGAGAAAAACGTCGAAGAATTAAGCGGCAAGCAGCGAGAGCGCCAAGCCCGCGTTGCCATCCGCGCCAATTATGTCGGAGAAGACGGCCTCTTCGATCTCAAGCGGGCGCAAGACTACTACCGCGAGCAGCAGGCCATTGTCCGCGAGCAGCAAGCAACCGCGCCTGTAGGCGAGTGGTATGCCGACAAAGAAGTCGCTTACGCGGCCTACAAAAGCGTGCGGCAAATCCAGCGCGATTTGGACGAGTATCGCAACTACACCAACGAAACCGGAAAAACCGATCTGTATCTCACCGAGCAACCCGACCCAGTTATTACGCAAGACGTTCTCGACGAGCGCAAGGGACGACTCCCGAAACATAAAGCCGAAGTGCAACCGAGGATGGAGGCGCTAACGGGCAAACTTTCCGAAGACACCTTCCTTGTCAGTATTGAAAACGGCAAGGGCAAACAAGCTGGCCGCGCCACTGTAAGAATTTCGCCGGATTACGAAAACACTTTATACGTCAATGAAACCGAAGTGTATGTGGAGTTTCGCAACAAAGGTTTTGGGGAAGCGTTGTATCGTGAAATTGCCAAGTTCGCCCAGTCCCGCGGGCTGACCGAGATTCGCAGCGACCAAGTCAGTCCCGCCGCGGCCAGAGTTCGCTTCAAGCTGTTTTCCGAAAAAGAAGCACCCGACTATTTCCCTTACGACTACCGAGACAAGACACGCGACGCGACCACCGGCCCACCCATGATTAGCATGGTCGATCTGGCGGCATCCTACTCCATCTCCACCCAGTCCGAAATCGACCGCGTGCAGGCGGCGATGGATCGTCTCGCCCGCAGTCCCTCCGAGCGCATCTCGCAGTATGCCGCGCTCAAGGAACGTCTTACCGCGGCCTTGGAGCGCAACAAGCCGATCATGCAGTCCATGCGCGGCGACACCTTGCCGCAGGATTTCGACCGCACGCGCATCCTCAACGACCTTGGGTTCCTCGACTACATCCTCAAGGTGCTACCGCCGGAAGTGCGCGGGCGGGTAGGGGGCTACACCAACCTCGCCAGCATTGCGCCGGTAGACGTCTACAAGGGCGACCAAAAAGTCAGCGAGGCCAAGAACCCCGCGGGCGCAATCATCAGCGCGTGGATGCGCGAGGGTCAAAATATCGGGCAGGCGCAGAAAAACACGGCACTGCCGGAAGGCTACAGCACGGTGCCAAACACCACCGACGAGCGCAGGGACAAAACCATCGCCAACTTCCTTATCGACCGGCTCAAGAAAATCGACCGCGAACTGGAGCGTTACTACAAGCGTGACCTCATGGAGCGGATCTTCGATGTGCTGGACAAGTCGCGTCCCAAGGCCGGTCAGAGCGGGGTCAAGCGCAGCACGCTGGGGGCCGAGACGCAGAAGTTTGCCGACATGGTTTACCGCTCGTCACTGCTGGACGACGAGAAGACCGCGGAAAGGCTGGCTGCAATTGAGGCACAGATCACCAGCACCGAGGCGACCGCCGATAGCCAGAAGCGCATTTCCGAACTTTCCGAGGAGTGGACAATCGTCAACACGTTTGGCGACTTGAAGCGTCGTCCGTCCGAGACGTTGGCTTACGGTCTGGAGTGGTTGCAGACGCAACTCAAGGCAGGGCGAGAGGCGTGGCAGATCAAGGAAGCTGCCCGCATCCAAGAAAACCGCGAGCGTGCCGCCAAGGTCATCGCGTTTTTGGGCAAGCCAACCGACTTTGGACGCTTTGAAAACAAGTCCGCGCTGCAACGCTTTTTGCAAGCGGTCAACGCCTTCGACCTCGACCACAAAAGTTTTGAGCAGTTTGCTCCTTACCTTTTTGGCGACGAGGTTGCTGCCGAGTTGTCCAAGAAAATGCAGCGGGCGCAGATCGACGAGGCCAAGCTGGAACTGGAGAACACACGCAGTATTCTTGCCGCCCTACGCCAAGGGGCCAAAGCGGCGGGCATGTCAACCAGCAAGGCGCTGGTCGCATTTAAGGAGAACCAGCCCTACGCCGTCCGCAAAATGGAAGGGCGCAAGGTCAAGGACACCAAGATTTCCATTGAACTGGCCAAGAAGATTGTGCGCGGGTTGGCCGACCGCGGCAGCTTGTCAAACCAAGACGTCCAGACGTTATCCGACGAATTGGCTGCGTTGCCGCGAGACACGAAAAAAGAATTTGTCACGATCAAGCAAGTGATCTTCCGCGGGGAAGAAGTGCGCCTCACCATGAGCCGCGCACAGGCCATGCAACTATGGCTGACATGGCAGCAATCGGACGCGCAGGAAAAGATGCGTGCCGACGGTTTTACTGACGACAGCTTCGACGATCTCGACAACCTTATTTCCGGCCCGTTCGCGCAAGCGATTCTCCGCGTGACGTCGCGCATCTACGGCTCCGGCTACGCGCTGACCAACCCGATCTACGCCCGCATGTTTGGCATGAACATGCCTATGGTCAGAAACTACGCTCCGGCCCGCTATCTTTCTTCCAAGGAGGTCAAGGACGTCGGCCTCGACGGGTCGCCGCTGACAGCCGGTGGCCAGCCCAGCTTTGCCAAGTCCCGCGTCAACCACACCGCCAAGCTCGCGCCCGAAGACGCGCTGACCGTTTTGCAGAGCCACATTGCCATGCAGTCGCACTGGGTCGCCTTTGCCGAAGTCACCCGCGAATACCGCTCGCTACTTTCCAACCCCGACGTCCGCGAGTCCATCAGACAGCGTCTGGGCGCGGACGTTCTTCGCACCGCTGAAATGTGGGGCGACCAGATGGAACAACGCGGCGGCAACAAGGGCAGGGAGATCGCGTGGATCAACAACATGCTGGGCGCGGTCATTGGCGGTCAGTCTGTTTCGCTTTTGGGTTACAACCTCAAGTCGCTGATGATGCAGACCGACAACTTGATGCGCTTTACCTTGGCGCTCGACAGTCGCCAGATCGGGTCTGCCTTGTCCGATCCGGTCGCCCTCATGCAGAACGTCCGCAAGGTGTGGAAGACGGACATTATCCAGACCCGCTTGGAGGGCGGTGCCACGGCGGAAACGCGGTTCTTCTTTGAGCGGTTTGTTTCCATGTTCCGGCGCGGGGCCAAGGTTGCCGAAATGTCCATGATGCCCATGAACTATCTTGATTCGGCGGGGCTATCTATCTCTGGTGCAATTGTTTACCAAGCCGCCTACAAGGACGCGCTCGACAGTGGAATAGACCCGACCTCCGCAGAGCGAGCGGCCAAGGATGCCGTCGAAGCAATGGTCTACCGCTACGGACAGCCGGTGCTGATGGGCCAGAAGTCCAACATCGAAAATAGCGGCAACGCATTTACCAAAGCGTTTTTCCTCTTCATGTCCGATCCGCGATTGAAGATGGCCATCATCTCCGACTCCGTCCGCGGACTGGCCACCGGACGCGGCGACTGGAAGACGCATGTGCGCCGGATTGTGGCCATTGAAATGATGGCCGTGGTTTCCCATGTGCTGGCCACCGCGTTCAGAGATGCGACCAGCGACGATGACGACGAAGACCTATGGTCAATGGGCGGCTTCGCCCGCGCCCTGCTGCTGGCTCCGTTCCAAGGCTACTTCCTGCTGGGCAGCGTCAGCGACCTTGTGCTGTCGCGCTTGACCGAGGCCCAATGGTTTACGCCCACGCAGAACCCGCTCATCCGCACCGCGGACACCGCCCTTCGGGCCTTCAACAATCTCGACGACGCCTTCAACTTCGACGATCCCGACGCTTTGGTCAAAGAGTGGACAAACATCACGCGCTCCATTGCGGTGATGCCACCGCTCGCCGCGCCCGCGGTCATTATGAACATCGTTCGCCCGCTGGTGCAGGGTTGGGAGCGCATGGACGACGACGAATAAACTATTGCGCCACCATGCACCCACAGGTTTAGTCAAATCACTAACATGGCCGTCCAGAGCGATACATCACGCATTTCCTACGCAGGCAATAACTCGACCACGACGAGTTACGCCGTGCCGTTTGTCTTCTTGGAGAACAGCCACCTCAAGGCCATCGCCAAGACCAGCGCCGGAGTGGAGACGGTCGTCACGCTGACCAACCACACCGGAGCCGGAGACGTCAACGGCGGCACTGTCCGCACATCGGTCGCCATCCCCGCGACCAGCACGCTCACCATCTACCGCGACGTCCCGATCACTCAAACGACCACCTACGCCGAAGGCGGCGACTTCCCCGCGGCGTCCCATGAGCGGGCGCTGGACAAGCTGACCACCATCACCCAGCAACTCGACCGCCGCATCAACACTTGTATCCGCGGCTCCGAAGCCACGCCGCTCTCTGAATTGCCAAGCCCCACCGGAACGCAGCAATACGTTTTGGCGGCTTCATCGAACCAGCCTCCGTCATGGCAGCTTCAAAGCGCCATTGCCACAGGCCCAATTATTGCCACCGGAAGCACGCAGGCGCGTTTTATCAGCGACCGCTTTGCTGACATGGCTAACGTCAAAGACTTTGGCGCGGTAGGTGACGGCGTCGCGGATGACACGGCGGCGATACAGGCCGCTATCGATGCAAACGCTGGAAAAGCCATTTATTTCCCAAGCGGAATTTACAAATTTAGCCAGCAACTTCGTATCAAACGCAACAACACATGCCTCATTGGTGACGCCCGCAATGCGTGCCAGCTTTGGTACTTTGCCAACACTGACCAGCCCGCCGTGTTGGTTCAATCGGAAAGCGGAAACGCAAGCCATCCAGACATATCTGGAGTTGTGGTCGCCAACCTTGGATTTAATAAACTTTCAGCCACAACACAGAACAGCATCTGCATTGAGTTTGATCGCGGACTTGGCTGCTCGATGACCAACTGTTATGTGAGCGGGTTTCCATCTGCAATTATTACATCGGGTTGCCGTAATTGCTATTTTTCTAACTTGGCACTCAACGCACGCAACTTTATTGCCAACACACCAATTAGCTCTGCGTCCGTAGTTACCATAAGGAACTCGACGACAGGCGGCGGAATCACTGGTTTCACGATTGTGTATGATAACTGTATTATTGGCGCAGTGTTTACGTCCGGTCGAGCAGTAACCGTAAGCGGAAATGACTATGCAGCATTTTCTAACTGCTACATTTCTGGAGCGACGGTCGAGATGGTAAATATCGTTGGCGCTGGAGATCACACTTATGATTGCTGGTTTGACCAATGCTATTTCGATGGGGGACTGGCTTATAGCAACTCCACCGACCAAAACGGCGACGGGTTGGTGACAGCAGCAGACTCGCCAACTCCGCTGGGAGTCCACATCCGCGAAAACTCTCCAACGGCTTCTCGCAACGCCATCCACAACTTTACGGATTGCACGTTTGGGCAGATGGATGCCGCAATGTATATTGACGAAGAGACTGCAACCGAAGTCGGAATTATTGGATGCCGTTTCCGTTATTGTTACGAAGACGGTATTTCTTGTGCCTCTGATGACGTTGATCTCCGCGTGGTTGGATGCACGTTCCGCGACTGCATTCAAGAAATCGCAGATCGCGGATGCATTCGCTTAGTAGACGCATCATCTGCTGTCATCAGCGGCAATGTGTTTTATTTTCCTGTCAATGACAGCAACGGAAATGCCATTTCTTACAAGGCCAACACCCGCGCAATTGTGCTGGGCGGGTCTTGTTCAGCAGCGTCAATTTCTATTACAGGAAACACGTTTACCAGCAACCACGCCAACATATCGGACATTGGCAACGGAGGCGCAACGATCACCAGTTTGGTCATTTCTGGCAACGCTTCAAATAACACGGTTAACAGCGCCGTTGGTAATCTTGTCGGAAACGCTGACAACTCCAATGCCAACACCCTCGACTGGTATCAAGAAGGAACATGGACGCCAACGCTGGAATTTGACGGTGCGACAACCGCAATAACTTACAGCGCCGGACAGCGAACCGGATCATTCACTCGCATCGGCAACCGCGTATATTTTGACTGCTACTTCTTGCTGACAAACAAGGGGTCGGCATCTGGAGCAGCGACCATTAGCGGACTGCCGTTCTCTCAAAACGCCGCCTCACCTGCGTCTTATACGATCAGCGTTGGGGCTATGGCGGCGGCGTTGGGAGACGCAAATGTTGACGCGGGCATAAATTCGTCAGATGTAAACGAGATTCGCCTCTATAAGCAGTCTGGAGGCTCGCGCACAAACATGACGGAGGCGGATTTTGAAAATACAACTAACATTATAGTGACCGGCGCTTACCGCGTCTAACCCATGCCCCTCAAAAGTCCAACAGTCCGCACACCATGATCCTTGAACTCAAAACCTCCGCAGCCATGCTGACCGCCGGAACATTCGGCGTGTTCGCCACCGCCACGCCGGTCATGGAGTCCTTCGGCTGGCTCCGCACCGTGGCCGAACTGGGCAGCTTTGGACTGGTTGCGTTCAGCGCAATCATGCTGCTGGTCAAGGTCGCTCCGGCCTTCATTAACCACTTGGACAAGGCCCGCGATTCTTTCCTCGTCGAACTTGGCAAAGAACGCGAGCAACGCCACGCGAATGCGGAGAAACTCAACCAGTCGCTGCACCAGATTGATCAGTCGATCCGCGACGTCCATCACACTTTGAAGGGGGTCAAGTAAATGAGCGTCAAAATTCAAGACTGGAACCGTGTAGCCAGCAACGTCGTCCTCGTGGCCCAAGGGCCGGACGGCAAGCCCGCGCTGCTTTCCGCGGACAAGCCCGCCGGAGCGACCGCGGAGAAGTTCACCTACACCAGCGGCAAAGTGACCAAGGTTGAATACTTCTCGACTTACAATCCCGCGACCGAAACCGGCACGCTCATCGCCACGAAGAACATCCGATACAACGGCGACGAGGTTAAGGACACTTACTGGACATAATCAGTGGCGACCTTCAACTACAATCCGATCACCAACCAACTCGACCTTGTCGGATC